CTTCGCAATTCTTTTCGTTGATTGAATTGGGGAGTTGAGGAATGTTGATTCCACGGAACGACTTTCCAAACAAAGCAAATGTCAAAGCATCAAGCATTGTTGACTTTCCTGCACCGTTCTCACCAGAGATGAGTGTGTTGTGGTGTCTTGTCAAGTCAACGGTTGTCTTATAGTTGCCAGTTGAAAGAAAATTCTTCCAACTCAATGTTTGGAATAGTATCAAACTAACGCCTCCTCATACCAACTTGGAGTTTCTGCATTCTTCCATTCTGCGAACCCTGTTTTTTCTCCAAGATAATATGCACGGTATGCTTCTACTGCATCCTCACGTTTATATTGATCTGGCATTGCTTGTGCAAAGGGGGTGATTGAATCTGAGATTGGAATATTTACTGGTTTGCGATAACGAATAAAAGAAATCATATCTTCACTCTTATGTACTTTACCATACCGACGAGTATATTCCTTACATAGTTCGTATGCGTGTTCAACCAACCAGTAATAGTTTTTGTTGTTTTCCATTACCCACTGTGTGCAAGGATGTCCCACAAAAGATGCTTTGTATAGCATCTCCTCCATCAACTTGTATGGAGACATCCATCTTTTGATACGTCGGCCGTTCTTTGAATAATCTGTCCATTCTGTTCCATCAAGAACACGGTGTGCAGTAGACAGCATCTGTGCTGACTCGACAATCATTTTTACCACATGTTTGTCGCACATCATTTGTGCGGCGACTTGTGGATCTTCATCCAATACAAAAATATTCACAACGATAAACTCTCCATATAAAGATCTTTGATGAGTTTTTTCATACGAGGTTTGTCTTCTACTTCCTCGATTGAATCAATTTCATTATTGATTAGTGTAACAGTATCTTGTGCTAAGTCAACTATTTCTTCTTTTGTCCACTCAGAATCAATAATGTCTTCTACTGTTGTAATTTTTGCAACACCAGCATCATAAAGATTATTCATAAAACGATCAAATGTATATGGTTGTTTTTTTGACTCAATAAATATTTTAACATAAGAATCTTTAAAAGAAGAATAATCCATTCCATCTACATCTATTTCTTCTGAATCATTATATGTTAATGTATGAAACATCTTGAATGGATTTTCTATAAATTCAATTTCTCTTGTTTCTGTATCAAGAATATGGAAACCTTTTGTTTCATTTAAATCTGCGAATGTTATTTGATATTGAGTTCCCATATAATATACGTTTTCCTTTTCTTGACGACAATGAAAATGACCAGACAAAACTTTTTCATATCTGTCGAATAATTTAGAATCCATTCCCCCATCAAATTTCACTCCACGCATCACATCATATCCTCTCAATTCAAGATGACCAAGAATTATTGGTGCTGCTGCATTTTTAATAAAATGAATTGATTCTTTTTCATTTTCTTTATTTACCCAAGGAAGTAAAGCAATATCCAACCCATCAAAATTAACAACCTCTGGTTTTTCATATAACTTTAAATCGTCATTAAAAAGTTCACGAATAGAATTAACCATATTTGTGTTTCGATAATACACATCATGATTACCAAGAATACAATGCATTTCTATGCCTTCTTCATTAAGTTTATCAAAAAACTTAGTGCGAACTTGATTTAGGATGTTAAAGTTAACAAACTTTCGACGATCCATCAAATCTCCAGCATGGATGATTGTTTTTATATTATTTTCTTTGAGATATGGAAAAAACACATTATCAAAAAACTTCATAAAGTAATCAAAAAATAATTGTGAATCACCACGCGCCCCAAAATGAGTATCATTTATCAGTGCTATCTTCATTACTAGATTTTTTTGACCTCTTCTTTTTCTTTTTTGGAGTAAACTTTTCAATGTCATTTTCAGACAAATTAAACAATCCTTTTATTGCTTGATTCTCAGACTCAAAATAATTATCAGTAAAATACTTTTTGAAAAGTCCTTCTGTATCGTTCATTTCTAATGCTTTATATTTAATGTAAGATTGTTTCTTTTCTCGTTCTATTCTTCTCAGAAAAGCATAGTATATTATTTGAGTAAAATAAGAAAAGGGATTGGTTGATTTATCTGGATCAAAGTTATGACAATACATTAAACAATTTTCAACACCATCACCTATCATTTCCTCTTTGTAAGCATAATTCATAAAGTTTGGTTTGAATGAAAGATGTTCAGCAATATCTAAAAAACACTTACCAATATATTCACTTACAGGTGGTCTTGGTTCTCCTGCTGCTTCAGCATCAGTGACTTGTTTTTTCCACTCCACCATAGCAGCATAAAAATCTTTATTGTTAATATATTCGTTTGTTTTTCTTTTCTTTTTAGACATTTTTTCCCTTTGTTCTTTTTCTTCTTGACAACTCATAGAATACCATTAAAATGACCTCTGTCAAGAGGAAAGAAGAAAAAGTAATTACTTAGATTTATCTGATTCATTATCATCAATATCTAAATAGTCACTTATATCCCAAGACCAATCGGTAAATTCATTGCCATGATCTTCTCTTGAAGTATCATCGCCTGTGTATTTGTCGGTAAAACCTTCACCATTATTTTTGGGACTTTCAGAACCCATTATATTATTTAAATCATTAACATTTAAAAGTCCCTTGTCCACCATATCTTTAATTATTTTTGGTGGGAAGATCATATTTAAAATGATAAATTCTTGTTCTTGTTCTGGGTTTGGAAAATTGTCTGGTGGAAAAGCACCATTATATTTTTCGTTTCCTAATTCCATATCATTTAACAAGTCATCATAATTATCTTCCATCGTATCAACTAATTCTTGAATTTTTTCGTCGATCTGTTGTCTAAGTTCTTCTTCAGATATATCAGATAAATTTTCTAATGCCTTTTTGATCTCAGAATCTAAATCATTTTGTTGTGTGTCATTAGAAACAGGAGGAAATGTGGGAGGAAACAAATCATCTTTCTTTGTAATTTGTCTCTTTTGAGGATTTACATCTTCTCTTTCCATTTCCATTTCATAAAGATTTGAAATATCATCGTCTGGATCTAAAAATAAAGCAACATGATTTTTGGGAATCTTTACTCGTATTTGAGTGCTATTTGATAACCAATTTCGAAGAAGAGTTATTTCTTTCTTTCTACCGTATCCATCTACCATTAATGAATTTTTAAAGAGAAAAGGTCTTTCTATAATCATAGAATCCTTTTCTTGACCAACAATTTTAGTTATTAATTCTTCTCCGCTCCTCAACTTCAAAATTCGATAGTCTGAATTCATATCTATTCTTCTCCTACGTCTATTTCGATCTGCTTAAAGGAAAACTTCTCCTTATTATATATCTTGATTCTCTCTTGTAAATGTCTATAAGTATGATTATCATATTTAAGATATCTTAAATCATCACTGATATCATATAATTTTACTTTATTTTTATGATTAGTTCTTCGAAGACCTCTTCCGATTGATTGTAAAACTCGAATAACAGATCTTGAGGGAGAAGCAAATATTATGTTATTAATATTTTTAATATTGATTCCTGTGGAGCAAGTACCATAAGAAGCAACCAAAGTTGCATTTGTTTTTTGATCAACTATCTTTCTTATTTTTTCTCTTTGTTCTAATGTGGTTCCTCCATGAATCATATAAACATCTTCATTCTTTTCAGAGATATTTTCATGTAAAGGAACACCATGTTCTTTGACATAATTAAACAAAATGAGAGTGTTTCCTTTTATATTTGAAACCAAGTCTATGATAAAATTATTTCTCTTTTCATTTCTAATTAGCCATTTTATTTCTTCATCATATTTTGCTCTTTTGATTTCCTTAATATCATCATCTCCATATTTAAGTGTTATACAATCTATGGATAGATTTGATAATAGATTATCATCCATTAATTCTTTTGTTGTTGTTACATTAAATACCCTACCAAATAATCCCTCAATAACCAACTTATGAGTTGTCGATCCGTCCAATGTTCCAGTAGTCCCTATTCTATAAGGACACTCAGTTAATTTGGTCATTATATTTGTAAGTGATTTTGCTTTAAATAAATGACACTCATCACCAAAAACAGCACCAAATTGTTTGAAATATTCCTCATTTTCTTTATGAAGACTCTGCCATGTAGATATGATAATTTTTTTCGAGGTAGATTTACTCTGACCAGAGAAAATAGTATGACAAAAATCGCTCACAGACCATTCTAGCCCCTTAGAATAGTCTTCAAAATCACTCTTCATTTGACTTACTAGTCCCACAGTAGGAACAATAATCAATATTTTTTTATCTTCTGGTAAGGTGTCTAGATAGTATCTCATGAGAGTGTATATAATTAATGATTTACCTGATCCTGTTGGAGAGAGAAGCAAAGTTCTGCTATTTTGAATAGCATGTTTGATTGCAACTACTTGATGATCATATGGGGTAAATGGTACTTTTAGATGTTTCTTCATATAGTCGATTATATGTTTTGTGGTAATATCATTACCGTAATCTTTTACATTGTTGATTATAGGGTAGTCTCGTTCACTTGCAAAATGTATTAGATAATCCTTTAAACCAACATACAATGTTTGTCTGTATGTATTGTATAATCTTATCTGACCATCCCATACCTTATTTTTATAGGCTGGGGTAAATTGATAATTAGGAACCTTGAATGTAAAAAATTCGGATATCTCTTTTGCAATTCCCCGCTCACAATCAACTTTCATAAACACATCATTATAATGATTTACTATTATCTTATTATGTTCCATGTGTAAATTTAATCCAGTCGATTGTAGAACGAATTGACCATTGACGATTATTAATAATCTTAATTACATTTTCTAAGTAATTAACTTTTTCTTTTTGCAGAAGAATTTTATTTGTCATCTTGATGATATCAGTGTCAGAATCCATAAATTTTTCTATGTCTGTTTTTAGAATGTTTAGATTGAATGGTTCCCAATTTCTACTTTTAAGATCTTCCTCATCCATTTTACCTGTGTAGTATAGCCATTTATCTCTCCTGAGAACATTTAAATCAGACTGCATTTTGCCTAGAATAAGTTTTTCATCAGTATGAAAAACCAAATATTTATTATGCAATTGTGGTGTTTTCATTGACTCAGTGTCAAGTTCGGTTTTATCCATTAAGATATCACTGGAAACCATTTTTCTAATTTCATCTATATTCATAAGAATCTCCTCTCACGAAAGTATATCATATTATATTCTAAAAACAAGAAAAAACTAAAGAGATGTTACACTATATGAAGTATATTTGAATGTTGCATTACATATAATGGGTTCTGTCTCTGTAGTTGTTGAATCGAATTGTAAAGAGCCTAATGAAGTAGGCAATACATTTTTAAATGATATACTCTTTATCGGTCTTTTTGCACTATTAACTACAATCAATTCTGCATCTGTAGTGTGTACACTTGCATTTTCAAACTCTAATGTGTCTTCTAAATTTGCACACGACCGAAGCCATTCATACAATTCATTCCAATTTTTCATATTTTCGTCTACAATAAAATCAATATTCAAATCTTCATATGAATAGGCATCACCTGCTTTATACAACCTAGTTCCAAATCGAGTCGGTTGTTCTATCGACTCAAAAGTAAGAGATGGTAAATTAACTCTCTGACAAAAGTATGTGATAGTAGGAACCTTATTCATAATAAACCTAAAATAAGTATTCATTAAAGGATTATTATTATCTGGTTGTCTGTTCAATGGAGTTTGATAATAATCTTTTATTGGAATTTGATTTTCGCCAGTAGCAGGCATTATTAAATCTCCTTCTGCTTATACTATGTATAAAAGAACAGGGGGGATCCGAAGATCCCCCCTGCTTATTCACAATATATTGGAGTTACTTATTTCTCAATTATACCGCTGAGTTACCATGTAGGTTAGCCACACGGAAGATTCTGTAGTATTGATTCTTACGAACTGTAAGGGTTTCACCATCAGGTGTACCATTGTTAGTACCATCAGTAGTTACGAATGGGTTGGAGACTAGACCATAACGAGTCTTGAATCCAATCTTGGGCTGGAAGGTGTTCTCACCAACCGCACGCACCATCTGTAGTGGGACGTATGGACAGTAGAAGAGTCCAGCATCGTATGGGTTAGTACCTCTGTAACCTACGCAAACGTAGTTGGTAGGAGTGTTCACCAAGAATGCTGTTGAATTAGCAGTTGCATAAGGATCAATGTAAACCTTAAACTTACCGTTTAGAACACCAGCAAAGGTGTTACCAGTATCGTCAATATCAAGGTTTACATTAAGTGCGGGTGAGATGTTAAGGAATCCACCCATTGCAAGTGCAGAAGCAGTGTCGCTGTCGCAGATAACTACGTTACCTTTTCCTCTACGAGTTTGCTTTGCAATTACATTTGCTTCACGTTCGATTTGGAACATGAGTCCTCTCCAACGCTCTGCACTCCATCGACCGTCTGCATCGTTGAAGATGTCGTAGACACCACCAGTGTTTATTGGGTTGAAATGCTGACCCGTTCCTGTACCAAGAAGGTCTTTCTGTTGGGCACCGAGTTTAGCAACACCGTAGATGGTGCGGATAATTTCACGGTTAATTTCAGCAAGAATTTCTGTGCTAAGAATATTAGCAAGTTCAGTCTCTGCATCGAGTCCATGAACAGCCTTGAGATCCTGAGCGAGTTCTGTGGTGTACTCTGCCTTGAGGGCGCGAGTCTTTGCTGTAACCGATGTACGCTCAATGCTGAATGCCATCTGTGAGAAAGCAGTTTGAGTTCCAAGATCTTCAGCAGCACCACGGCTCATAGCACGACCTTGACTGATATCACCTGCGGTATAACCAAGTAGTGGATCGAATGCGTTAGCATAAGTTTGTCCACCAGTACCACCGATATTACCTACTTCATTGAATAGTGCTTCTGAACCACCATTCATCGTGGCTTCGTTTGTCTGAGACTTAAGTGCAAAGATAAGTCCTGTTGGGGCGCTCATTGGCTGAACACCAGCAACATCATAGGCCATCAGGTTAGGCATTGCACGACGTACAAGACTGATTAGAATTGGGTCATAACCACCGTAGGGTCGTTGCTGACCATTTACGCCACCTAAAGCAACACTAGTAGAATGACCTCCTAGTGAGTTTAGAGGACCTTCATTAATCATTCCTTCTTCTTTTAATGCTGCTTCTTGATTCTCAAGTAGTGCGGCAGTAACCTTCTTTCGATAACCATCATCAATTGATGGCATATCTGGATGGTCTAGAACTGGCGACCACTTCTCCGTTAACTGATCGTAGGGTGTAACTCCGTTGAAGTCCATTTTTTTCTCCTTGTTATTAACTAGTATTTCTACTATTACTTAGTTATAAAATATTACTTTTTAAGAAAGTCTATTTCTGTTTGCTATTGTCTGTGATCTGGAAAGTGCGTTTACATATGCACCCATAGTTTCGTTGTCGTTTAGGTTAGTATCAGAGGATACATCATCATCTGTACTTACAACATTATCAGATAGGTAATTTTCTTTAACTATCTGTAATTTTTCTTTGAATGAATCTGAATCTTCAAACTCAAGATTTTCTGCTAATGTTCGAAGTTTTTCAACATCCATATCAACTAAATCTTCAGTTACTTCAGCAAAAATCTCATCTTGTGTTTTTACTTGAACTTCTTTCTTTAGTTGAATGTTGTTGTTAAGTTCGTCTTGTAATTTTTCTTCGAGATCTACAACAGTTTGTGCTAGAGTTTCTACAAGATTTGTCTTTTCATCAGGAACTTCAATATAATTTGCTTCAAAGAGATCTTTAAGACCACCTAAGAAACTTTCCGCAACGTCCGCACGAATACCAGTTTCGATTGCCAATTTATTTTCTTGCATCCATTGTTCAACAACATATGAAAGATAGTCGTCTAGTTTTTCTGCAAGTTCCTTTGAAACTTCTATGGTGTGTTCTTCGATAGTTGCTTCGTGTTGGGTACGAAGTTCTTCCTCTACTTTTGAAATTCTTTCATTAATTGCCGTTTCAAAAATAGTTGATGCCTTAGTTTTGAATTCTTCGGAAAGATCTTCTCCATTGAAAAGTGCATCCATATGTTCTTTCATAGTTGGTGTATCTATCTTGGGAGAAGCGTCAGATGGCTTAGTCTTAATTGTGCCTTTATTCTTTCCATCTTTATCTTTTGCTTTGGGAGCATCGGTTGCCTTTTTACCACCAGCCTCTTGGTTATCATCGACATCCAAAACGACAGGTGCTTTTGCTTCTTCGACATCCTCTTCATCTTCATCATCTTTTTTGTCATCATCTTCATCATCTTCGTCATCTTCTCTCTTCATATTTTTAGATGAGTTACCATAACCTTCTTCAAGGTCATTAAAATCTTCTTCAATAACTTCTTCTTCTACTTCTTCTACTAGGGATTCACCAGCAAGAACTCTTCTTGCAGTTTCAATTGGATCCAAATATTCCATGTGATTTCTCCTTTAGGCAATCTAAGATTTACTCATTTTATTTATATTTATCAAATTTTTGAGATAAAGTCTGTGAACACAGATAACATTTTTTCTTCTAAATCTTTCTTATTAGTTCTTTCTATTTCTTTTTGATATTCTGCTATATGTTTTTCTTTTAATATACCGTTATCCCAAACCCATTCGGCACCTTCCATAATACCGTTTACGAATGCATTTGGTGCAGATGGATCTGCTACAATATCTACTGCTGCTAACATGAAGTCTTTTTGTACTTCATTTACGCCTTCTTTATTTTGTTTCAAGGAACCCATACCACGGGAAGAAACACCAAGTTTTGCACCCTCATCAATGAGGTTTTTTGCAATCTTACCCATAGGAGTGTCCATGATTTTTGCTTTACCATAAACATCATCGCCTTGTTGCTTCAATTCTTTGATGATATGAGAAACGCGATCAAGGTTTACTGTTGGTCCTTGGGGGTGGTTTAATTCTCCCATCGCTCTATTCTTTTCAACATATTCTTTGTTGTATCTTTTAACTTCATTCATAAGAACAGATTCGGGATAAAGTCTACCATTTCTGTTCTTCTGGTTAGACTGCATAAAGATACCTTCAATGTAGTAATCTTTTTCGCCAGTCTTTTCATTTAGTTCGGCGAGAAGTTGAATATCTTCGGTCATTTCAGTAATTAGTTTCATCGGTCGTCTGCTCCCCTAATTCCTCTTTCTCTTTTTCTTTTTTCTCTTTCTCTCTCATCTCGTTTTCTTTTTGCTTCTCTTTCTCTCTCATCTTTTTCTCTATCCTGATAGTGTTTTTGTTTGATAGTAGATTTTTGTTCAGGAGAAGCAGTGCGATATGTTTGAGTAGGAACACCATATGAGTGTTCTCCTCCTTTATGGAGTCCAGCAGATCTTTTGGAAACTGCTTCGTCTACTTCATTTTCTTCTTTTTTAATTGCCTTTTTGATTACCTTTCTTCTGTTCTTTAGGTAATCATCAGAATCATCAGAATCACCATCATTGTCAATGTCACTATCCCCATGACCTACTGGATCCATTCCCTCACCATCATCTTCTTTATCTGTTTTGGGAGCCTTTTTCGCTTCACCAAAAGCAGTAGGTGCTATTTCATCATATTTGTCTTGTATAAGTTCACTCAATTTTGCATTTAGAATATCATAAGTCAATTCTCTTGCTTTAACACCCTTACCCTCTTTTATAAGATCTAGTATTTCTTGACTGAGCATGTAATAATCTCCTGTTTTATAATATTTAGAATATTTTAAAAGGCAACAAGAGATTATTCATCTGAGTCACCTTCTGTGTTTGGTTTATTTAAAAGGTTAGTACTAATATCTATATGTTTTGTTGCCAGTTTATCGGCAATTCTATCTGATACTGCTTGATTAAATGAATCTTTAAATCCCTCTTTATCATTGGAGATAGTTTTACTCAACATATCTTTAATGTCTTTATTCATCTTCCTCTCCTTCTTCTGGTTCATCAGTTTCAATTTGACCATTATCCATTTCTTGTTTAATCTGAGCATCCATTTCTTTAATTTCTTCATCAGATTGTTTAAGAATATTCTTTCTTACCCATTCGATTGAATAATATTTTCCAACATAATCATCCATATCTCTGAGCATCTCCGATCTTTCTTTTAGAATTTCTGTTTCTTTTAATTCATGGAAATATGATTCTGTTTTATAGCGGAAAGATATATCTTGATAAACTTTATCCCAATCTTCTTTCTTCATAATTCCACGAAGAATAACTTGGGCTCTTAATGCTTGTAGAAATACTTCAGAGAATCTTTGGCGAAGTCTATCAATAAATCTAAAGAATTTAACTTCATCTCTTGTGATCTCTGCACTTCTTCCCATATTAAAACCATTTTCGGCGTCAAGTCTTGAAGGAGGAACATTTAATGCACGATATAGTTTCTTGGTGAAGTATTCAACATCATCCATCTCACCTAAATTCTGACCACCATCAAGTGTGGAGATTTCTGTTCCTCTACCACCTTCTCTTCGAGGAAGCCAATAATCTTCAAGCATTGACATGTGCCGTCTGTCATCATCTATTTCACCAGTTGATTGGTTGTATGTAATCTTATGTCGATAACGATTCATAATACCCTTAAGGTATTGCTCTGCTTTTTGCTTTGGAAGATTTCCCACATCAATATAAAATACTCTACGTTCAGGCGCTCTAGACATTCTGTATATAACTACAGCGTCTTCGATTTGACGAAGCATGTTTAGTGGTCTAATTGCTTTTTGTAAATATCCAATTACTCGTTTAGATCCTGTTTCTATTTGTCCAGAGTGAACATAAACAATAGAGTCAGGAGCAATTTTAAGACCTGCTTGTGGTGTTGGAGTTAAAGAATTTTTATCAGTTTCTTTGTAGATATAAAAATCTTCTACATTTTTAATGACAGGAAATGATACATTTCCTTTTCTCATTTCTTCTTTCTCTACTTTTCTTGCTTTAACGATCTTAGTAGGATCAATTGGTCTTAATTCCTTAATTCCAAGTTTAGGATTATTATCGTCAATTATAATGTGATAAAATAACTTACTATCAATATACCATCTTCTGAAAAGATCATATCCTTTATTATTAAAATTTAAAAGATCTATGATATGTTCAAACTCATCGTGTAGTTTATTTTTTATACTATCTGGTATATCAACTTTATCCAATATCAATTCTACTGGTTGTTTTTCTTCATCCATTACAATTGCATCATTGACAATATCTGTAATAGCCATATCTACTTCAGGATATAGAGACATACTTCTAAACCTATGAATTAGATCGTTTTCATTTCTTACAGATTCTGAAAAATTAACATATTGACCAAAAATACCGCCTGCATCTATTGCAACGGTTCCATCATAATCATCAGGAGCAACAAAAGAAACTCCCTTGTTGCTCTCTGAAGTGCTGGAATCAATAGGCTTCGGAGACTCTTTGCCTTTTCTACCTATACTAAATCCAAAAATATCAATAGGCATAATATAAACCTTTCAAAGTTATTTGTTGACTATAATCAAACTGAACCTGTACTCGTCCAATAATCATATTGTAGAGTAACTGTAAACTCAGTGAATGTATCAACAGTTTCATAATTAAATTCAACGGTTCCTACTTCTGTTGGGAAACAATTAAAAATGTCAACAGTTGTATCCCGACCATCAGCATGACTATCATCTTGTTTTAACGCGGTAAGACTCCAAGTCGGAAATAAACTTTCAGTAACACTATCACCAGTAATTAATTCATGGTTATTAATCATATTCATCCATTCGATGAAATCTTCTCTGATTAAATTGTTCTCATCTTGAAGAACAGTAAGAGTCCATTCAGCAAAAGTTCTATCACCAGGCCTTTTTACCTTTCGACCTTTATATGGAACCTCAATAAATCCAATAGTTGATGCTGGTAACTGTGCTGCTTTTATAAAGAATTGTCTATTTTGGGAACTACCCGATCTAGATGAGCCTGGAATATTTCCCTCCACTCGGAACAAAGTTGCTCTTTGTCCTTGACCGAATGCTTGTGAAAATTCATTAATACTGGTCATTTATTTTCTCCTTGGTGTGAATTGTTTTCTATATTATTTATACTCATATTCATACCAAACTTTCATTAAATGTGGCATCTGCTCTTAGAACACTGAAGTTAAGATTAATAAAGTTAATTGATTGAGCGGGTTTAATGAATATGTCCGCTACGAATTGATTCTTAGAAATAACTTCTCCTGTGTTATTCGTATCATCACACACAATTCTAAATTCAGAAATTCCTCTTTGAGCCTGAACTCTTCTTAAGAATGGTGTAATTGTTGATATGAATGATCTTCTAGTAAATCCATCGTTAAACTCAAACAATTGGAACTTAGCAGCAGTTGCAATTGCTTTCTCAAGTGAAACAAGTAGTCTACGAACATTGATTCTATCCAAAGCACTTGCTCTTCTTTGTAGTGTTTTATCACCGAAAAGAACTGCTCCTTCGCCTGGGAAAGAAACAACTGGATTAATACTTACTGCGTATAATCTATCTCGTTCAGCCTTAGTTGGATTCAATGCTAGTTTAACAACACCCTGAATTCTTCCTCTATTTAATCCTGCGGGAGAGAAGAATGGTCCTGTAGATTCTTCTGTTCTTGCTACAAGACCAGCAATATCTGCGTTTAGAGGCACCCAACGGAACTTATCGTTATATGAATCATACATATACTTCCATCCACTATCCATAACTGCGTAGGATGAATTAAATCCTTGTGTATCTCTATAAGAAATAATCGAATCAGGTCCTGAGTATCCTGCAAGTTCACTAGAGTATGAAATATCATTATACTCTGTACCAGCAGGGTTTGCAGGTGGAGATATGAATGCAACACAATCTTTACGAGATTCAGCAATGTCAATTATTTCTTTTGCTAATGCTCCTTCTGCTGCACCACCAAGAATCAAATCAACGTCAACTGCGTCTGCATCTCTGAAGTGTTTTCTATACATACCACCAACTGCATTGATGTGTGGGTTTCCAGCAACCGTAAAGTTTGAATCAGTACCAATTCCATCATAAGGTGCGGTTGATCCAGCCTGTGCGCCATTTGTAAACTGGGCATTATATGCTAGTGGTGCAACAGTAATACCTGCTCTACCAACATTAAGAAGTCCGTTAGCATTTGGATTATAACCCAATGGGAAAGGCATAGAAGTACTAGTGGGAGTCCATGATGGATCTCCACCAGTATTTCCATTTCCATAATTACCCATAAAGAAAATACTTCTGTTAATATTTTCTTCTATTCGAATGTGGTTTGAATTAGCATTAATGTAGTCTTTATAGTAAATATTTCTTCCAGTGGTGTCATAAACACCCTTCCACATTGAAAGACCTTCGAATGTTTCTAAGACAGCACCAGTAATTCCAGGCTGATCTTGATTCAATAGTCCAGTTTGATCAATAATTGCAAAGTGAACTTCATCTTGTGTTGATCCAGCAGTTAAAACTCCTGCTTGATTTGAATCATATACACTTGGAGTTGATGTTGGTCTATAACTGAATAGGTTTTCTTCATCTCCAAAGTTTACTGCCAAGGAATAAGTGGTTCCAGATAATAGACCTTCAAGACTACCAACACCTGCTGGTAGAGCGACTATTCTTAAACTGTTTCCTAAAACGCCAGGTTCTTTTGCATAAATTCTTGCTCCTGTGTAACCAAAAGAAGCATGAGGATTTCTATTATTAGAATCTCGTCCACGACCTGCGGGATCGTTGGTTCCTAATACGCTAGTATATTGATGAGGTTGAGCAGCAGTAAGGCCACCTTGAACCGAATCATAATAAGTGCTGTCACCTTCGTCCACGCGAACTACTTTTAGTTTATCACTATAATTTAAAAAGTTTGCACATGTAAACCAGTCAACACCACGTTCTCCTGCGGCTGGTTCACCAAAAATTTCAAAAAGTTTCTTTTCACTCTCAATATCTACGATTTGATCTACTGGTCCTTTGTCGAATCTGCCGACAAAACATGCTTGGGTAGTAGAAACTTGTGGGATAATCGAACTTAGATCTCTTTCTGTGATAGTTACACTTGGACTAAGACTAAATGGCATTTATATTCTCCTTGTCTGTTGATCAACACTTATAAGTGGAATTAATTCTTTTCTTCTTGATATTTATATTTTTTATACTTTAGAGTGTTTTTATCACCATTCATAAGAATTTTCTGAAATATTGTCATACCATCTATCTTCTCCATCCCAAAACCCAGTATCATCTTCGTCACCATCACCTATAAATCCAAACGGCGTCATCTCATCTTCTAATTCTTCAATTTTCTTTTCATAAATATCTGTTCGTACATCAAGATCTGTCAGACTTTTAAAATATTCTTGTCGCGTTAGCCACGCAAACAAAACGAGTGACATAACTAAATCATCTGTATGTCCATCATCTGCCTCAAATGATTGTTTTTTTGCAACAAAAGTTATCAACTCATTAATTGTTTCTAGATCTTCTATTAATAATTTATCTTCTTCTATGAGACTTTTAAGAACAGAACAGCCTAATTTTTTAACAACAGATGTGGTGCGAACTCCAAAATGAACTCCACTACCCGACCCAAATCCTCCACTAATCGTCTGTCCTTTTCGTCCTCTATTTGCACACATAAGAACATTTTCATATTCTAAATCTTCATGA